GCTTACCCTTCGGTCGATATGGAGCTTGAGCGAGTCCGGGTCAACAACTTCAAGACTGCGGCCAAGTCCGAAGTCACTGAAGAGTTTCTGCGTGATGCAAGAGGCCGAGCGGTGGCGGAGCTTCTTCTCCAGCACGCAGAGGAGCATGGACTTCTTTGGGATCGAGTCTACGCAGGTGGTGGCGGCGGCACCGCTGGCCCTGACCCGGCTTGGTCTTACGACGGCACCGATACGGTCGTTGGGATCCAAAAGTACATCCCGTTTGGCACCGGCCCCGACACACCGGGCTCGCACTTTGTGGAACTGTCAAAGACCGATGCCACGAGCAACGCCGGAACCACCGCAAGTGTCGCAGTGACAGGGGCTTTTGCTAAGTTGCGGTACGAGGTTATCCCGGCGCAGTATTGGGGCGGCCTGCGATGGATGATGGACCAAGCGTCGTTTGCCACTCTGTCTCAGGTTGTTGATGGATTTGGACGACCGCTCTTCCAGCCCATCCTGACTGGCACTCCGGCGAACAGCCTTGAGGTTGGTACTTTGATGGGCTTGCCCATCATGGTTGGCAACAACCTGGGGACCAGTGCTACCGATGGAGAAACTTGTGCAATCCTTGCACACAACGAGGATTTTTCGATCTTCGATCGCTCCGGATTCTCTCAGCAGGTAGACCCTTACACTGAGGCGGACAATGGAAAGACGGTGTACAGAACGAGAATGCGTTCTGACGCCCGTTGGCTCCGGCCCTTTGCGGCTGGTGCGGTTGTCTGGGGAACCTGATCTCTTTCTTTTCTGCTCCTGGAGCCCCTTCGGGGGCTCCGGGAGTGGTTTGCTTTGGAGTTCATTTACATGATCGAGTTCGTCTCACAAGATGCACACACGTTCCAGCTTGCGGAGTTTCTCGATCACATCCGCCTGAGCAGTGGCGTGGACAATGCCGCTGCCCAGCGATCTCTCGACGCCGCAGTCGTGGCGTTTGAGAATTGGACGGGATTGCTCACACGCGAGTGTGTCATCAAGCAGTCCCACGACAACCACGTTCCACCTTTCCGTGCTATGTACGGTCCAGTGAAGAACGCAACTACGATAGTCACGAAGACCGATCGAACCGTGACGCCAGCGACCGAAACGGTCGTGACGGACAGCTTCTACATAAGCAAGGACGCTTTCTACTACCTCATCAAGCTGCCTCGGGCGAGCGTGTCATACACGCGATGCTCATTCCTTTGGCAGTACACCGCAGGCTCAACCTCCTTCCCGGCCACGGTGAAGATGGCGGTCTACGGGATCGCCGCCTTGTTCTACGAGAACCGTGAGCTTGCCAACGAGTGCAGCCTCGACAAGGTTCCAGTTGCCTACCGCTCCATCATCGAGTCCTACAGAAACGGGGATATGTGATGGCAAGAAAGCGTCCCGATCCTGGAGCCATGCGGTTCCAGCTCAAACTCTTCAAGCCCTCGGCGTCCACCGACGACGTAGGCCAGAAGATTCGTTCATTCACTCAGGAGGCGATAGTCCCATGCTTCGCCCGAAACGTGAGAGGGCGGCTGACGGACGCGGGTGAGCAAGAGATGGCGGGGCGACGAACCTATGAGTTCGTTGTCCGCCACGGATCAGGCGTTGACTACGGCTGGGAACTGGAGTACCGGGGCGAGCGGCTCAGGGTCGAGCGAATCGACAATTGGGACGAGCGGAACCGTATGCAAATCATCTACGCCTTTGAGAGCGACTTGTGATTAGCGACTCATACATCAACGATCTCTTCACTGACATCGAAGAGATCATCGCCATCAGGGATCGCCCTGCAATAGAACGGCTGAAAAAGGGCCTTCGCCAATCACTGCGAATTGTGGACAAGGCAAGCCAAGCAGAATACGCAACTCACCGATACCGATTCGGAAGCTCAAGGAAGCAAAGGAAGCGAAGGGGCGGCTCTTTCCGGAGCTTTGCATCCAAGGCTTCCTCTTACCGATACCGCTTCAATGTCGAAAAGGGAAGGCGGCCTTGGCGTTACCAGTCCATGATGAAGAGGAAGGGGAGAGACAACGATTATCAAGGGAACCTTTCTCATCTCCTTGAGGACGGATCCTGGAACAACTGGACGGGACGGAAAAACAAGGCATACAAAGTTCGGTACGCGGCTTTCCAAAGAGTGCAAGAAGAAGCTAAGCAGCGAGCGATAAAAGCATTTAAGGACGCAATCCTTGGCAATTCCTGACACGATCTACGAGTTCCTGATTTCGGCCATTAGCGACAACAGCGTAGGGGTGTCGCCTTTTGTCCGTCCCAGCGAAACGGATTTCCCTTTCGTCGTGTACGACTTCCAGCAGGATGTCTACACCGGCTCAACGCCATCCGATCCGGGGCCGCCGATCATCCAGTGGGACGCGACAGTCGTCTCCAGATCACTCGATGAGGCCGAGACAATTGCACAAACAATTGTTTCCGCATTGCCGGGATCAAATTGTCCAATCCGAATCAAGAGTCTGGTTAGGGCCTACGAGCCATCCTATGACGGTCAGCGACCGGGGCTCTATCTCATCACCTTGAACTTGGAGAACTTCTGATGGCAAAGATCACTGGAAACGGCCTCACGGCCAAGTTTGGGCCTGCGGGCGATTTGCTTTTCACTATTGCCGTGACTTCCATTTCATTGGATTCGGCAGAACGGCCAGCAATTGATATAACTGCGGCAAGCGATTCCCAGAGAAAAGCCGTCCCCGGTCTCAGGGGTGTTCCTACTGGATCGGTAACCGGCATCTTGGAACAAGCAGCCGCCGACGAGCCAGATCAGATCCAAGCCATCGAAGCACAGTTGACTTCTTGTCCGGCAATCGCATGCGCGATCACGGCCAAGTTCGGCTGCGAAGTAGGCGAAACAGCCCCCCTGGTGAACTCAGACATCTACGTCACGGGCTTCAATATCGAGGCAAGCATTGACGAAGCGGTCTCGATTACCGTCAACTTCATGCTCTCCTCGAACACGTTCGTTGGACCCGCAGTTACGCCTTGATAGAAAAGGATAGGCATGTTTGAACCCAAGAAAAGAACAGCAAAAATTGATGGCCAAGAAGTGGTTGTCCGTCAACTGACACTCGAAGACACGAACCGTGTCGAAGAAGATGCGGACATGGCTGAAGTGGTGGCATTGTCATGGGATTCTCCCGGCAGCGTCACTGCCGAGCAGGTGCGGAAGTGGCCGACTTCAGTGGTCAAGGAAATCTATGAATTGTGCCTCGACTTGAATGGGTACAACGAGGGAAACTGACCGAGCGGGATATAGCCATGCACCGCCTAGCCAAAGACTTAGGCATGACCGTGGCCGAACTTGATTCCCGCATGACCCTGAAAGAGTTCGGGCGGTGGATGGCTTTCTGGGAACACGAAAGCGGACACCGGCAAACAATGTCTGAAGCCTTGCAGGAGATAGCAAAATGGCGACAGTAGGAAACCTTTTTGTCAATGTTCGGGGCCGCACTGGCGGCTTTGTTCGAGACATCAAGAAGGCCAACAAGAAGGTCACCAAAGACTTCTACCTCAACGAAGCGATGGCTCTCCAGCGTCTCCGCGAAGCTAGGGAAAAGGTGGGGAGGCACAACATGGCCTCCCCCGAGCGTTTCCAAAAGGCAATGGCGGGCCTAAGGACGGCGGAAGCAAGGTATGAGATTGCCCAGAACCGCCCCGCAAGGCTTGCAACCCGCAAGGGTTTGATGGGCCGCAAAACTAGGGCCGAAACAATTGCAAGAGAAGCGAAGTCTGTCATTCCGCTTTTGCTTGGCGTGCCTGCCGTTGCCTTGGGCTTTGCCGTCCGCAATGGCGTGAAAGCCATGTCTGACGTTAAGAACTTCGCCGTGACCGGCCCTTCAGGCGGCGAGTTCATTACGGCAAAGGTTGGCAAGCAGCTCGAAGACCTTGCCTTTGCTCAAAGGCCAGACGTTTCCAGGGTGATGGCTGAAGCAGCCAAGATCGAGCAAAAGAACGCAAGGCTCTGGCGAGAAGTTGGGCTTCAGTTTCAGATTGTCATGAATGCTATATGGGAAAAATTCACCGGGGACACTCTGGACATAGCGCCGCCAAAGATCAAGGGCGACCCCGGATTCGTGCCAAGGCAGGACACCTTGGCGGCAGGCATCCGTGCAAGAGACGAGGCAAACGCTCGTCGCTCCCAGAAAGAAGCCCAACAGTGGATGGATAAAGCCATGTGGATGTTTGATTGATGCCAACCGTTACCGAACGAATCGGATCCAGAAACCAAACGGTCGGGGGGCTTTTCCAACCCACCCGGCTTTCGGTTCAATACATCATCGACTACTGCGAAGACGAAACGGTCCCAAACACGACCGAGCAGGTCTTCGCGGACTTGCTTAACGCCGGGTACAAGATTGAGATAAACCGGCCTTTCGGGATCCCTCCGGGCGACGTAGGACCGCAAAACACCATCACTATTGGACAGGGATATTCGGCATCATCGGGATACGCCGATGGCGAGTGCATAGATGACCTTGAGGGCTTTGAGCTGACAAGCTACTCGATGACAAGAGACACGTCAGCCAAAGGGATTTTCATTTTCAACGCGACCTTGGAGATGGTCGAGTACCAGGAATACAACCACGCTCTCACCACTGTCTCCCCGTCATCAAGGCTTGCCCGGTCATACCGGGCAAGGCCCACCCTGCCAACAATTACCGAAGACGGGAGCAACGGGTACACGACAGACTTGCTTCCGGGTTATGCAAATAACACCATCAACGGCGGAGACATCGGCGGGCAGAAAATCGACATCAATGTGCAGCCCATAAGCATTCCGATCGCCCAGAACCGATTTACGCTTTCGTTCGTTTCCCGAAGGCCGTATTTCGCCACGGCGGCGGCGACTACCAAGACGACGGACCCCATCTACGAGTATTGGACAACAGGCAACGGAACCTATTTCACCGGCAGTAGGCTGAAAACGTCTGGCGGGACACTCTGGCCGATCGGGACAAACCTCACGACGATCGGAACTGCGGTAAACATTTCGACGATCGCCGGAACATGGGTTCGGGTTGATCTTGAAATACTGGCCGACGAGCAGGCACATCTCGACCAAGTGCCATTTTCAGTCAACGGGTTCCAACCGCAGGATGTTAGTAGGTTTCCGGGAACGGGATTCAAGATGCTTTCTGCTACGAAAGTGGGCTTCATGGATCCGAACCCCTTGATCCTGGAAGTTGACTTGACTCAGTTGCCGTGCAATGTTTTGGCTCTTTGGCAGGCGGACTTCCCGACATGACTACGCCTTTTCCTTCAGCCCGGTTTAGAGGTCCGTACTTCGGCAAGGTCACCGCCTCCGAATATGTTGACCCGGAAGACACTTCAACGAAGCGGTGGAAATATACGCTTGAAGTCGTCGAGCTTGCGGAGGATGGATGGGAAGATTTCGACGCCCCGGCAGAAGTGGATGAAGTTCTCAATGTCTTCGAGTCTGGAAACACAAGTTCCGCAAGCATGGGCGTGGCTCACGCATCCTTGCCGGGAAGCTATGAGCTTCAGCCTTGTCCCAACGACACGGTTGTTCTATTGTGGTCACATCCAGTCGGCCATGTTATGGCTTGGCCCAACCAATTCGATGGGACTTGCTGATGAATAGGTGCTGCGAATGCGCTGATTGTGCCGACTGCTTCGTATCCGACGCGGATACGCCGTGCTGTCGCTTGAGCCCGGACGAGAAGCTCGTGCTTAGGATTAATCGGCCATCGTGGTCTGCACCTTTGGCCCAACAGGTTGACCCCAACTGCGCCAGTTGCGCCCCGGGCGCATCGAGGCTCACCGGCACTAGGTCATACGCGGCTGCCGAGCCACTGGTGGTTTCTTACGAACACTTCTCTCAGATGAACGCCGACCAGGGGGGGTACTGCTGGTTCTATGACGACGGACTCTTCGGAGCCGGGGCGACGATCTCGCCTGCTGGGAGCCGGTTCGACCTCTACAACCTATGGCCTCCGCGATGCCCGCAGGAAGTCGGGAACGCTCCAGCGTGCTGCGATATCAACTGCAATTGCTCATCCAATTCGGGTACCCAATACCTCGCTCCACTTCCGGACGATGGATCCGGGAATAACGGCATTTGCGGATCCTCGAACGTCAACCTCTCCAACTTCCAAAAGGCCATCATCGAGG